TATTCGGTCATTACTTGAAACTGTAACCTGATTACCAAGAGCAATTCTGTTTATTGCTGCTGCTGTACTTACATCAGCAAGATTGCCTACGCAAGTATTTCCTGTTCCGCTGGTAATTGTATCTCCCGAATTAGAGCCTAAACCAACATTACCACCACCTGTAGCATTAGCCAATGCAAATCTACCTATAGCTACACAGTCATCTCCTGTTTGATTGTCTGTTAAGGCAGCATATCCTACCGATACGCAACCATCAGCACTTGTTTGTGCATCAGACGCTAATCCACCAACAAAAGTGTTCTGAATTCCAGTAGTTACTGCAGTTCCCGCAGAATACCCTACCCCAACATTATACATATTTGTTGCAGTAGCTGGATTCATTGTATCAAGCGCATTTGTACCTATTGCGATATTTCTACTGCCTAAAACATTTGCTCCAAGAGAATTGAAACCTACCGCTACGTTATTATCTGCGTCTGTTAAAGCATCAGCAGCAAGTCCTCCCACTATAACATTTTGAAGGCCTGTAGTTATATCGTGACCAGCATGATACCCAATTCCAATATTGTAAGCATCTGTGGTAGTTGTAAAGTTCTGTGCTAATAAAGCCTGTAATCCTATTGCTATGTTCCTGTCGCCTAGAGTGTCGTTGCTAAGAGCTTGGTAACCCAGAGCCGTATTAGAATTTCCTGTCGTAATTGCATCACCAGTAAGACTACCAATAAGTGTGTTAGTTGATCCTGTGGTTATTGATGTACCAGCTGCAAAGCCTACCGCTACGTTGTAAACATCTGTTGTCGTAGTGAAGTTTTGTGTCATTAACGCTTGTACACCTATTGCAGTATTTCTGTCGCCTTGAGTGTCTCCACTAAGGGCTTGATACCCCAAAGCCACATTGTTATCTCCTGTAGTTAGAGCGTCACCAGCAAGTCCTCCAATAAGTGTATTTAAAACACCCTCGGTTACTTGCACACCAGCGTTATATCCCACCGCAGTGTTATAAACATCTGTGGTAGTTGTAAAGTTTTGATTTGCTAATGTTTGCACTCCGATAGCTACATTCCTGTCGCCTAGAGTGTCTGCAACCAAAGCATTATATCCCACCACTACATTAGAATTACCACTCGTTAAGGAACTACCAGCAAGTCCTCCAATTAAAGTGTTGATGGTGCCTGTGGTTATATCCAAACCAGCATCAGCACCTACCGCCACGTTGTAAGTATTCGTGCTAGTTGTAAGGTTTTGTGTTGCCAAAGCACGATAACCTACAGCCGTGCTGTAATTACCCTCTGTATCTGTTGTTAGTGCTTGCAATCCTATAGCTGTGTTAAAATGTGCATCTGCAAGAGCATCACCAGTGTTTCCACCCACAAGGGTATTAAATGTGCCTGTGGTTATTGCAGTACCAGCGTTGAAACCAACGGCGGTGTTGACTGAATCTGTAGCAGTAGTAAAGTTTTGACTGAGTAAAGTATTTCTACCAATGGCGGTGTTTCTTGATCCTAAAGTGTCTGATCCTAAAGCTGATGTGCCGACTGCCACATTATAATCCGCATCAGTAAGTGCATCACCAGCAAGACCACCTATAATGGTGTTTTGAATACCTGTGGTTATAGACAAACCAGCGTTTGCTCCCACTGCTGTGTTGTAGACATCTGTAGCGGTAGTTTGGTTTTGTGTAAATAAAGCTTGTCTACCTACAGCTACAGAATTTTGACCTAGAGTATCTGTTGTTAAAGAATTTGCTCCAACAGCCACGTTTGAAGAACCTGTTGTTAAAGCATCTAAAGCACCAGAGCCTACTGCTGTGTTTTGAAGTCCTGACGTGGTTGCTGCTAAAGAATTAAACCCAACTGCTACATTATTATCACCAGTATCTATTGCTGTACCAGCTTCGTCTCCTATAACCACGTTGTAATTTCCGCCAGATGCAATACTGTCACCAGCGTTGACACCAAGGCGGACGTTAGATGTTCCAGCGGTTGGGGTGGATATACTACCATCCGCTGCTATTCTAAAGCGTTCTGTTCCCGCTGTAGAAAAACCAATCGTGTTTGCTGTTGGTCTAAATAAACCAGTATCACCATCATTACCAGGCTGAATTGAAGGAGCAGACTCAGAACCATCCCCTGTAGCTCTTAAAACAGATGAGAAGTGAATACTACCACCAACATCTAAAGTAGTGCTGGGTGAAGTTTGATTTATGCCAACTCTGTCATTTGTAGAATCTGTAACAATAACATCAGTATCAACTACCAAATCCGTTGCTGTTAAAGTACCACCTACTGAGGCATCATCTGTAACTGTTAGATCGTCTTGTACTTTGAGGTCTACTACAGAAAGACTGGCAAAAGCATCAACTACCGCTGCTCCTGAACCAGCACCATCTAGGTAAACTGCTTTAGTATCTCCTGGAGGTATAGTTATATTTGCTCCAGAACCTTGTGAAATTATTATGTTTTGAGAACCACTTGTGCCGTTTTCTATAAACTGCATCCTACTTATAGTATTAGGAGCAATAGTTATAGTACAAGCCGAGTCTAATGTGCCTGTATATTTAAGATACATAGCTCTACCAGGGTCAGAGGCTCCATCTGCTACTGTTGTGGTATGCGTATCTGCGTTAGTTGTAATAGCTTCTGTTCCGAAGCTAAGAGCTTCTCCAATTAGTTCTAAGTTGGTGTTTGTGACTGTTCCCCAAGTTCCTGACGCATCCCCAGTCGCCATTTCGTTAAGTCTTAGATCGTTTACGTATGTACTAGCCATAATTTATATCTCCGCTTTGATTATATTACCTTTTCTTTGCATAGTTAAGCAACTTCTTCCCATGCTGGATTTTGTGCATCTGACACTGAACTCCACGTTGGATCTTGTGTATCAGTAACGCCTGTCCAGCTTGGATCTTGTCCAGGAATAATAGGGCCCCAAACTAATATTTGACTAACCGCTCCTGTGGCCGTAACACCTGTTGGTATTACCGTAGCAGCTGCTGTAGTGGTTACTGTTCCTACTGCACCTGTTCCCGCAACACCAGTGATACTAAATACGTTATCTGTAACTGTATTTACACTTCCTAAAGCCGTAGTAGCCGCAACACCTGTTGGGGATACGTTAGCATCACATGTTACAGTCTCGTCGCCTAAGGATATTGTAGAAGCAGCACCTGAAACACCTGTTATTGCAGCTCCTGCGGTAATTACATTACCTAAAGCTGTTGTTCCTACTACTCCTGTTTCTGCTACATTTGCATCTGCTCGTGTGGTTAATGAGCCTAAACCACTTGTTCCTGCTAAACCTGTTTCAGTTACATTAGCAGCTCCCGTAGCTGTTAAAGAGCCTAAACCAGACGTAGCTGCGACCCCAGTCACAGAAGTATTTGCAATACCTGTAGCTGTTAGAGATCCTATTCCTCCTGTTCCAGCTAGACCTGTTTCGGTTACAGTAGCAGCTCCCGTAGCTATTAATGAGCCTATTCCTCCTGTGCCGTTAACTCCTGTTTCAGAAACGTTTGCAGCGGCGGCTATAGTAAGGGATCCTAAACCACCTGTTCCAGCAACACCAGTTTCGGCTACATTAGCCTGCCCCGTTACCGTTAAACTGCCTAACGCAGAAGTGCCTGCTAACCCTGTTATTACAACAGGATCTTCTTCACTCCAAGCCCCAGAACCCCAGGTTCCTCGACCCCAGCCCGTTACGTTAGCCATAGGCTATTTTACGCTATTCTTATTACTGCGTTACTTGCGTCTGCTGCTGGGAACTGGATAGTAAAGCTTCCCGCAGTTGATGTTTTATCTCCACCAAAATCAAATACAGCAACAGCTGGATCACCTGAAGCAGTATCGTTGTAAATCATACAACCTCTTGCAGTAATAGTTGCTGTTCCAAAAGTTAAATCAGCAAAATCAGTAAACGCTGTTGTCCCTGAAGATGTTGGGTTAATGTTGGTTAACGCAGCTCCACCTGAAGTATAGTTTGTTCCAGATGCTTGGTTTGTAGTTGTAAACGCTGTAGTGGCTGCAGTCATGGTTGCAGAACTTGTATATAACGCTAGTTTAAAAGTATTACCACCTGAAGCAAGAAAGTTATGTTTTGCTTCCAATAGTTCTTTTTTAAAGCTAGTGCACATTGCTTGTGTTATAGCCATTATAGTCTCCTAATAATATTTGCTAGGTCATGTTGACCTTGTTTCTCTAATTCATTACATATTGTACAAACGTGGTTTTTCACAGCCTCGTGCATATAATAAGTAATAACCTTTTTGCATGCTTCTCTAAAAGCATGTGCTTGTGCCCTAATGGGTGCAGGGGCTTCATCGCTAATGGAGACTAATCTTTTAGTAGCCATTTCTGCAACTTCTTCTACAGTGTGCCCTCTGTTATTCGTTGTAGTAACGCTAAGATTACCAACTTCTGTTTCTGAATCAAGTGAAAACATTAATACTCCTCTGGTTCTGGTGGTAAATCATTTCTATCTATCATACCTATAAATTGTTTTTCTTGTTTTATTATATCAGACCATTTACATACACTCATCTTACCTTTGTCCATGTAAGTAATAACAGGATCTTCTAGCCTGTGATAACCGTATAGTTTTTCTTTTGTAGGAACGTCTGTTTCAAGGAGATTAGATCTTGGTGCAATAGAAACTTCTATATTATTTTCCATGCATTTAGCCAACCAAAACTCACAACAAGCTTTACCCGATTCAGCAAAATGCATATTTGTTTTATAGGTAAAATCTACACCAAACATGGTTAAGTGACTTACTTGATTCCATAACGCAAAAGCTATTGCATACGCCACTGTATTATTAAAATACGCGCAACCTAAATCTCCTATTAAAGGCCCTAATGGAAACTCCTCAGCAGCAGGTACGCGTTTATCTAATTCACAGGTGTATATTGGGTATTTTATTTGTGGCAGATACTTCCGCATTATTTCAGTCATGTTTCCTGCATCTTCGGTGTCCAGAAACCTCGACATTGGATCAAGAATAAAAGCTCTATCTACTTCAGGTAAAACACTAACCATGGCGTTTATAGCCCAAACTTCATCAAAAGCTAAGCTGTGTGTCCTGGACAAATGATAATCTAATTGACTTTGACCCATTGCTACAAGCGCAATGTTTTTACCTTTTAACTGTGGAAGTGGTTCTTCCAACATTAGGTGGTAGGAATACGAACTTGGTCGTACCTATACTGACTCTGTGTTCCTGCTCCCTCTGCAGTATTTTTTAATCTAGCCAGAGCGTCCTCGAACCTCTGATTGTATAAACCTGTTTCTGCTGGATCCATTTTTAAAAATATAGATGCCTCGGTTAGACAAGCATAAAGTAAAGCTATAGGTGCATTAGTAGATAACCAAGTTGATCCACTGTCTCCAGCTGCGGTTAGAGATGCAGGTCTATAAAAATAATGTAGCTCAAATGTGTAATTGCTGTCAGGAGTAGGAGCGATAATAAAACTATCACTATCAAACTCTGCATAATATTTTGGCCTACCTGTAACAGAACCTGTTGTTGTAGGTTTGTAAGACCTCATAAAACTAACTTGTTTTAGATTTAAAAAATAATACGTGTCGCTGTCTATAACAGATAAACTAAAAGGAGCCAAAAAATCTGTAGGCATTCCTAAATAAGGAGTGCCCGAAGTGGCTGTACCAGTTACATTCTTTTTAAAATTATCTAGCCAAACACCTTTTAATATTCTTTCCTCACCTTGTTCAATAATAGTATTTAAGGTGTTAACAAACGTAGTCTCAGAACTATCTACATAATTCTGTATTGTTGTTTTTAATTCGCTGTATGTAAATCCTGCCATCGTTAGGTATTTATTTGTCCACCCATACCTGAGTGGTTAGTACAGTAATAGTAAAGTGTTGGAGCACCTGATGCAACTTCTATCTGGGTGTACGCACCAGAGCTTCCTGGTGTTCCAGAAGTAGTTACTCCAGTCGTATATTCTGATCCTCCTGCATGCGTTCCATTTGCTGTTGTTGAGAATCTTAATGGATGAGTGCCATTAGTGCTATCAGATTGATCAAATCTGTATATCTGGCCTTCTGTTAAACTTAAAGTAGGACTAACAGATCCGTCTATGTAGAATTTGTTGCCTGTTCCATACGAGTTAGTTCCCGAAGCTACTGTTACTGTGTAGCTAGTAAACGAAGCTGCTGCTCCTGCTGCTGTTACGGAGCCTACGTTTCCTGTTCCAGTTAAGCCTGAGACTGTGCTTGAAACATCTGGGACTTCTACTGTTGTTGAGTTTACAGTAGCTGTTCCCGCAACACCTGTAATAGTAGGAACAAAAGCAGTGCCAGCTGTTGCACTATCTCCTCCGCCCGTAATGTCACCTGTGGTAGCTGTTCCTGTAGAAGTAAAGTTATACTCATTAGCATCTACCACTGTTATTGTATATCCATCTGGAGATTCAAGAACAACAGTAGAAACACCGTCTACAGCCTCTGTATCTCTAAACCGTACCGTGTCTCCTGTGCTTCTGCTATGTTTAAATTCTGTAACAGATATTACTGTATTTGCTCCAGCAGCTCCTGTTCTAAACGGGTTAAGAGGCAATAAAGTTTGTTCTGGTCCTACCGTACATTCAACTCCTCCACCTCTGGTTCCTGTTATTGCTGTGCCAGACAATGCTGTAAACGTGTATGTATTATTATAATAATTAAGTATATCGGTAGTAGGATTAGCTGTAACAGTAATCGAGTATCCATCAGGGTCATTAATAATATTGCTTGTAAATCCATCAAACGCATCTACATTCCTAAACCTAACTGTATCGCCTGTGCTTCTGCCATGGTTATCTTCAAACACTGTTATTTCTGCGCTGCCTTGCACAGTTAAAAATGGATTATTAGTTAGAAGAACTTGAGATACTGGCTCTGTCCTATCAGGTCTTGGGTTCAATAGTGCTTGGGGATCCGCTCCAACAGGGGGAGCTTCTAGTTGGGGTTGTTTAGGATCAAAACATTCTGGGCAAGTTTTAAATCCGTCCCATTGTTCTTGTAGCCGATGTAAGCGATACCTTTGCCCACAAGTATCGCAAATTCCATAAGCTCGTTTACCTGATGCAAATGCCATATCATATTATAAGTCTAGGAGGTAAGAATTTAGAGCTTACCGAATCTATATCTTCGCTTGCTGCTCTGTCCCATTCTTCGTCATAAACTGATTTTAAAAGTTGTATCCTATCAGGGGCTCTTTTCATAGCTATGTAATAAGCAAGACCTGCTGTCATACAAGGTAAGAATCTAAACACGGCTTCCATATTATTAGTGTAGTCCCCTACGTCTTGCATTCTAGTCAAAGCGTAATATTTAATTACATCCGTAGAATTTTCTGGAGTCGGGTACAAATATAGTTTTGGTGTTATATGTCTTTCTAAAAAGAATTGAGTAGGCCTAGCTTGATCTGTTTTGTTAGGGGTGTAGAGGTAGTCAGACCTACTCAGTCTAGACATCTGGAAATCTGTGTTATCGCGAGATATAACTGCAGAAGTAATATCTACAATATCTGTTCCAAGACTTACTTCGTTTGTGCCTTGTGTAACAGTAAAACTGTGCTCAGCTATAAGCCATTGATTTAATCCTCTGTTAGCCCATTCCGCTATCATTAGATTAAGCGAACGACGAGCGGTCTCTAAATCGTAACCTGTACGAAGTTCAAGACCGCATCTTTCGTATGCTTCTTCTATTAATTCATCAACGCTAAGGTTGAATGAAGTAGTTTCTGAGGTAGCCATTACTAGCCACCATACTTTTTCTTAGGCTTCTTAACTGTACCACCGTACTCATAGCCCATGACTTCACCGCCGCCCATATAGCCTTTGGTTTTTTTGCCTTGAGCATAATCTTGAGTTTTCTTAAACATATCTAGTCCTTAGTTATAGTATGCAACAAAGAAGTCGCAGTTAGTTAAAGCTACATAAGCTCCTTCTGTAAAACGACAACCCATGCCTGGTATGTAGTGATCGAAAGATTCGTTCGCTGCAGATCCAAACTTGAATTGAGCTATTATTCTAGTGCCACTTGCGCTAGAACCATCATATATGATGATCTGTGCGTCAGAATCGCTAGATTGAGCTTGTACAGACTGTATCCTTAGTGAGCCTAAATTAGTAGCAGTTCCAGCTCCAGAAGCTCCAATATAACCTTGAAGTCTTCCTGAGCTAGTTAAAGGAACGGATGCTTTTACATCTGAACTCATATTAGTCTCCTATTAAGCGTCAGCAAATGGTGTTACTAAAGTTCCTGAACCTAAAATAATACCTTCAACTGCATATTTTGCAGAAGCCATTGCAGTAACTTTTACGATACTACCAGCT